TACGCTAAGGCTATGAGGAATGTCTCGCCCTGTTACACCGTTACCCGTATAAGCCACCACATCAAAATAACCGGGGGCGCGTCTCCAAAAATAGTCTATTAAAGAAGCGCCGTTGTAATTTACTCCACTATTGTTACCTGCCACAGTAATGCTCAAACTGTGATCAAATTCAACAGCATTAGAGTTGGTGTAATCAACATTGGTACCGGGAGTGGAAAGTTGTTTACTACCCCCTCTTAATCTATCAAAAACCTTTCCGACTACCCCTCCTGAAGTACGGGAAAATATTCCCATATCTACTGGGAAGCCTGTATTAATGTCCTTAGCTGATGAAGTCCCTGTAGTGGCGCTAATAGCAAACAAATCAGTAGCCGCAAACTCTTCTGCTGGCTTGTGTGGCCTGCGGATTGCCATGTAAATGTGAGTAGCTCCGTTTGCATTAGATGCCGTTGGGGCCCCCACGTTTTTCCAGCCATTTGGTAAGATATTTATTGCATCTACAGCCCCAATGACACCGTTTTCTGCGCCATTGTTGTCAGCGGTCAAAGTGCTGTCATCGCCGTAAACAGGTAGCCCTCTCATATTGTCTACCATCATCCAATTAGAGCTAGCTGTAACATTTTTTATCAATAACCACTGAGGCTCAAACCCTAAATCAATCGTAGGGCCGTCAGTACTCCCATTACCCGTGTAACTCCCACACTTAATAATGCTCTCGTCACTGTCTGTGCCAAAGTCTTGGGCATCGTTTGCAAATAGGTAGGCGACGTAGGATGCGCCACTAACATTAGTACATTTAGTCGCGGCTAGTCCGCTTGAGGGCCCTACAACCTTAAAGTTTGTACTGTTAAACTGAAGCGTTGCTCCAGAGTCGCTTCTAGCGTCTGTAAGATTTAAATATTGAGCATAGTTATTGTTATATACATGTTGAACCGTCCAATCTGAGGCGGCGTCAGTGCGCTTAATTATTATCATGCCGGGAGCAGTTTCAAGATTATGGCTTATGTCGCGGCTGGTAGCACCATCACCCGTATACGTCACAACATCAAAAAAGCCCGGTGCCTTGCGGAATGTCCATGAGGCGTATTCACTGTTTAGGGAATTCCATGACCCTGTATATTGCGGGCCTACAGAAAATCCGTCAGAGTTAAAGCTGGTAAGGTCTTTACCTGATGGTGCGACTTGGGTGGCGTAGTTCTCATTGGTTTGAAGATTACCCCCCGACACGCCTCTTTCCGTGTCCATTATTCCGTGGTCGGTGGCGGCTGATCTGCTTTTACTCCAAACCATCCCGCCCTCACCGGCAAGGTCTATACCATTCACGACGCTTTTGTTTACGTTTGTACCTGTGTGCAAAAACGTAGAAAACACATCGTCAACGTAGGTAGCTGAATCTGTAGCACCAGAGGCCGCAAGTAGTTTTAGCGCAGAACTACTCATTACGCCATCGCCTGACCGGCAGTAAAGCCGTAGTAGGTAGTGCCGCCATCAATAGTAAAGAATACAAATATATCTACCCCATCGTTCGTAGCGGTCAGTGTAGGTGCTGTAGCCGCTGCCCAATCAACGCTTGAAGGCCATGTAATAACTCTGGCTGAACTGCCCTGAATTACCTTTAGCGTAAACATAGAGAGCTTCCCGCTTGCCGCAGGGTTGCTAAATGTATAGGTGACGTTTTCAGTCAGGTCGTGAAGAAACGAATTACCATCACGCAGATTGAGTGTGGCCGCATTAGAGCTAGAGGTTATGGTCGTGGACTCTTCAATGGTGCCGTTGTCAAAGCTAACAACACCGTTGGCATCTGACGTAACAAGACCTGATGCCTGAGTCAGACCCAATGTGTTTGGTAGTTTGACTGTATAGGTTGCAGAGGCACTGTGGGCTGGGCCTTGAACCGTGACCCCATGCGAGTTGTTTTCACAATTGAATCTGATAGTACCAGCATTGGTGTTGCCATATAGCTCAGTGTACCCAGTACCGTTTGGAAATAGTTGTATGTTTCCGTTTGTATTAGTAGATGAAATAGCATTGCCGTCTAGCTTAATATTGTCCCCAGCTAACGACCCGGTAATTGCAACATTACCTGAGTAAGTCGCCGTAACATAACCACCTGTATCAATTAAATAACTAAGGCTGGCCCAGTTTGCAGAACCAGTACCTGCTTTTACTTTTAGTGTATCTGTTTCTAGTCCTAACTCACCTTGTGCTAATGTTGGATTAGCTGATGACCAGTTAGATGCTGTGTCTCTTCGTATTTGAATAATGCTAGCCATGATTATGCACCGCCTCCGTTAAAATTCTGAGCTGTAAGATAAGTTGAATTAGCAAAACCACCGTCTAGCCCTGCACCGGAAGTGCCTGCAATAAACTTTGATGTGCTGTTATCATAAACTAAAGTTTGACCATCTGTTGGAGCAGGTGTTAAATTAACATCACTAAGATCATTAAGAGATGCAACAGACGCAAGAGAAGCTGCTAATATTCTTGCAGTCAAAGTAGCTGTAGTAGGTAAAGTTGTGTCGTTACTTACAAAAGTTTCTGATGATAAAACAACAGCAGCAGCATCCATATCACTAAATGCTACACTGGTTAAGTAGCCTGCGGATGCGTGGTTACCCCAGCCAAATGCTGTGTTCCAGTTAGCAATGTTTAAGTTAGAGCCTGTAACAGCACCTGAAAACGTACCTGTAGTTCCAGCAACAGCCGCAAAAGTTCCTGCTGCTGGCGTAGAACCACCAATAACAGCACCATCAACAGTACCGCCATTAATGTCTGCTGTTGTAGCAACTAAAGAAGTAAACGTACCAGCCGCTGGTGTTGTTCCACCAATAGTTACGTTGTCTAAGGCACCACCGTTAAGATCAATAGTTCCTGCGGTAACAGTCCCTGAAACAGTAACATTAGCAAACGTAGCTGTACCAGTAAACGTAGGTGAACCTAAGTCTGCTTTGGTTGCACTAGCTACTTGAATAGCATTAAATTCTGTATCAAACTCTGAACCACGAATAACCTTATTGGCATCACCCGTAGGTAAAGAATCTTTAGCAGTAAAATTTGTGGATTTTACATAGTTAGACATAAGGCTTTCCTATCCGTTGTGTCTTTTAGTTAAACACCCTAATCTAAGATGCTTAAATAAAAGGGGCCATTGCGACCCCTGTAGAACTTAAGCGTCAGCTAGTGACAGGATAAATCCTGCTTCTGGACGATAGGTTTGAATGCCGTACAAAGTGTCAGCAGTGTACAGAGTAGACAAGTACTCTTGCTTGTACTGAGTCTGCGAACGTACAGCCATTTGCTCTGCAAGAACAAGAGCGTCCTTGTGGAAGAACAAACAACCGCGAGTGTCGAGAGTTGAGGCGCTGTTTTGAGCAGCTACTTCAATAACAGGACAGTTAGCAGAAACGTAAACGTCTACACCGTAGAGGTTACCAATCAAACCAGTTTCCACACCACGGCCACCAACAAAGTCAGAGGACACGTATCGCTCAATACCCATGATAGACTTACGTGCAGCAGGTGGAATCACCAAGCAACGATTGTCCATAGGTACGTTAGCATCGTCCATCTTCTTGATAGCTTCGCGGAAACCAAGATCAGTAAAGTTATCACCAGTAGTTACTGTGTCAGTTGCGTAAGCAGCAAGACCAGAAGCAGCATTAAAGTAATAACTGTTAGTGTTAACCCAGTTTGCACCAGTGTTAGCAGGAGTAGTAGTACGAGTACCATCACCAAAGCCAGTGGCAGCATTCATCAGGTCAGTGTCAACCGTCACAGCCAATTGATAACCAGCATCTTCAGTGTAGAACTGACGCAGAGAGGACAGAGCCTGTACTTCTACGATATCTTCGATGAAACGTGAGTACTCAAAGTGTCGATCAATAGTGATCTGCAACTCAGTCTCAGTGTTTGCTTGGATAGTGACAGCAGTGTCAGCTACCTTAGCATTTGCTTCACCACGAATGGGCTTAGGTACGTGAATCAAGTCACCTTTCTTTCCTGTCATAGATAAACGCTTGACAAGAGGTGCCATCTTCAAGTTCTTTTGGAAAGCAGCAATAATTTCGTCACTCCAAATTTCTGGAATGAACTTGTCTGCTTTGGCCTTATTGACGATAGAGTTACCGCCAACTGTGCCGGGATACGCTTGTTCAGCCATTGTATTTCTCCTTTAGGCTACTTGACCCTCCTTTCCGCATAAGCTGCCATAATTTCAGGCTGTAGTGCCATGTAGCGGTCAGGGTCTTCTTTCATAAGTTTAATTAAGTCAGCACGACGATAAACTTTCTTACGAGATCCTTCTGATGTTCCACGAGCGTTGCCTGTGTTAGCAGACTGTACTGCACTCTTACGAGCTACCTTTTCAGCTTGCGCTGTCTGTTGGACTACTTGGTTACGTTCTTTCCAGTTACTAAATAGTTCATCAGCGGCATCGTAATCATACTGTTGGTCAGCATGTACAAACAAGTTTGTTCGGACTTTAGACCCCTTGATCCACTCAGCAAACTTAGGGTCTTGCAAAATACCTTCCATTTCTGGATGCTTAGATTTAAGCTGTGCAAGAGTAGCCTGTTGTTTGTATTGTTGTGTGTAAGCTTGTGCTTCTTTTATCTTAGGGTGGTTGTCTATAGCTCTGTTTACAGCAGTTGTAGGATCAATAAAGAAATCCGTATCATCTTCTTGTTGCTGTTGTTCAGGTGCTGGTTGGTTAACAAGTTGTGTCTGAATGTGGTTATCAACAACTTTTCGTAACTCTCCAACTTCCGTACTCTGCTTGCCAGTAAATCTTTCAAGCTCTTGGTGCATCTGCACTAGATCTTCTACTGACTTACCTTGGTACTTTTCTGGAAGTTCAGATGCTGCTTGAGGTTGCTCCTCTGGAGTCTCTACAGTATCTTCTGTGTCGAGTTGATCTGTTGCTTCTAACTCTTCTTCTGGACGCTCATCAATTAGTGTTGCTCTTGACATAATATAAACTTACCCCGCCTTATTAGGTTATGGAGAAATAAAATAGGAGTTGCCCCGGTTAGGATTCCTTACTAGTCTGTCCTGCGTTCTCGTGTTCACGTACCCACTTCATGTGCCTACCGGGAAAGTCCCCAGAGGCACCGTCAAGTATGTGACGAGTAGCAGAAACAATCTTTGTAGCATT